AACATTGACCCACACGGCTCGGTTGTGAATTATGTGAAATCACAAAAACACTTGTATTCTAGAATAGGTGTGTTATAATTAGGGTACAAAGAAGGAGGGTCATGATAATGACTAGAAAACAATTAAGAAGAGTTTTAGGCAAGCTGACAAGGATTTCAATTATAGGTTGTGATACACTTAGAGAATGTTGTAGCATTAATGAGTTGAACTTAGTATACAATGATTTTCATGGTAGGTTTGAAATGATTTTTGATATGTGCTATGTTTTGTTTGATTCCGCAGGTGATAGAATGGTTATATTTGAAAAGGTGTCACAATGTAAAGAAATGTTGTATTTTGCATATGATGATTGTTTTTATAAATTACTACAAGAGACATTATAGAATGGGAGGAAATAAATAACATGACTAGAGAAAAGTATAAAGAGTGTATTCAAAGTGCATATGATAGTGTTTTGAAAGAGATTAATGGACTACATGAGTTGCCAAATCTATTAAAGTCTTTAGCTGATTATAATATTGGTTGTATTGAAACAATTGAAGATATCTATAATGATAAAGATATAGATTTCGAGGCTTATCTTGAATTGAATGAGTTGATTACTTACAACCTTAGAGAAGTTTGTAGGATTGTGAAAAAAGGGTAGCTAAAAGCGCTTTTAGTGAATTAATTAAAGGAGATTAGCTTATGAGTAATTATACTAGTTTGAATCGTTTATGTTCTGAATTAAATAGAACGCTCGGTATTACAAGTGATATCGAGCGTGAAAATCTTATTCATTCCTATTATAATCAAGGACTGATTAGTTATAGGCAGTATTATTTATTACTTGTAAGTGTTAGGAGACACGAGTACATTAATAATACATTCGTTTCTATGTATAGTGAGAATTGGTAGTTGATAGCTATGGAGAATTGTTGAAATTGTAAGCTATTTTACAAAACAAATTGACAAGGAGGTTAAATAATGTTATTGATTGGCAATCCTATAAGTTTTGGATTTTATTTTACATTAGATGGTTTAATTGTGATACATAATACAGACTATAAAATTGTTCAAGATGTATATAACAAGTATTATGAAAAGTATGGTGATAAACATACATATTATTTGTACACAGTAGCTAAATATGATTTGAAAAAATAAAGAGTGATAATTAATATCACTCTTTTAATATTTACTAAGAATATAGCTTAATAATCGTTTTGTTTCCTGGTTGTTATAATAAACGCAGCCATCACGATATGATCGTATTAACATATTCAATCTTTGATCTTTACGCCATAACTTAGCGATCATCATATTTTCACGGTTATTACTGCCAATAGAATAACAATAACCATATTCCTTATTAATCTGTTGGTTAATATAAACATAACCTGTATTCATATCCATCCATACACCATAATAAATATCATCATAGTATAGTGTACATAAATAATCGCATACGTTTGTTTTCTTTTTGATAAAGTCATTCGTATCATATGCAAACTTACCAGCGTTATACTCTCCGTATGTTGTCCCGGATATTAATTTATGGAATTTGGATTTTTCTTGATTTCCTTTTTTATACTCATTTTGGCATATTTGGACGACAATTTGCTCGACTGATTCACTACCTTTAAATGTATTAAATTCTTTGTTTGGGTCGGGTGTGATACCAAAATAACTAAAATAAGGGTTAACGATACTTGCGTTATTTGCTAATAAATATACATGACCCTCACGTTGTCTAAATATAGAGTCAATGATATTTAATAATATTTCAACTTCATTTGGGATATACGTATTGAATCCGGCTTTTTCGGGTATAAATTCGTCAACAATGATTGTATCAATATCAACATAACTTGTTGATTTTAAACTTGCGAATGCTGTTAAAGATGTCGCGTATCCCATTTCACAACCATTTATATAAAAGGTGGTAAAATTGCTACCACCTGTAATTTTAAACTCATCATCTTTGAAATTTTCAAACTGATCGTTTAAAAATGTTTTGATTTTCTTTAGGTCCGTTTTATAGCGTCTTAAATAAAGAAATTGTTTCCCTTTTTTCTTGTATCGACTGATACAGTCTTTTTTGAATCCATATGTTTTACCAATGCCACGACCGCCAATGATGAAATTTAAAAATTTGTTGTATGACTTTATGTTGGTAGGGCTGTACCAATCAATTGACTTTGTCATTTGAACACTCCATAAGGTAGGTAATTAATACCTATTGAATTTAATTCACCGCCAGCCATCCACCTACGTTTACCGCTATTACCAATCCAACTAATCCACACATAGCCATCACGTTTAACATAGCCGTCATATTGTACACTCATACCGTTCGTATAATATAGACCTGTGTCATTACCCTTTTGGCTTGGGGCTTCTCTGATTTTAATTGTGCAATTTGGGTAGAAAGTACCATATTCCTTAATAAAATCGCTTGGAATTTCATTTAATACCTTTTCACTTTTTTCATCGCTTAAAATCATAGCTTTAGGCATAAATGCGGTGTCGAATGTAGCTGAATATGGGAGTGTAATGATATTAACTAAACCTTTTTTATCACCTTGGTTCGCACCTAAAAAGCGACCGTATGCACCGTTAATATCACTATCAAAAATAGCGACGTGACTCAAAGGTGTAATATTTGGGACTTCTTTAAATACAACAATTGCACCCGGTTGTAGCTCTGTAATTTCAAGGCAATTGTATGTCATTCCATTTGTTTGTCGGTTTAACCAAATATCTTTAACATATCCGCTAGATGTACAATTAGCACCCTTAAATCCGTTCTTTTCGCACCAATCAAAATATAAATCCCAACATTGAGAACCGTAAGCACCATCACGATCCACATATGTACCTAATACTTTTCTTCTATAATCATAATATTTATTTACATCAATATTCATATTATTTACCTCCTAAAAAATATTGAAAAATAATCCATATTCTTGTAATTCAGCGTATAACTCATTTTCAATGGTAATAACCGCACGTCGTGAACCTTGTAACACTTCCGCTAGTGTTTGGATACCAATATTACCTTTACGCTTAAAGCTGTATTCTTCATGTCCTGTTGTGTCATTTGCGCTTTTTGGTTTTGTGATTGTTTTAGCGATGTTATTTACATAGTCGTTTGTCTCAATGTCCACACGTCCCTCCGGAGTTACAGATTGTAGAGCGATAGACGTATCTTCTCCACTTGCTTGTGTATTACCTCGACTATCACGTGTATAAGTTTCCGTATAGTTTGTGTTTGCGGTTGGGTCGTCCTGATCTTGGAATGGAATAGTTTTAAATAACGTATAATATCGGTCCATATTGATTTCAAACCAATGTTGAAGCTCAAATTTCCAATACGCATAGGTTTCTTGTCCAATCTCGTCAAACCAAAAGTGCTTTAAAATACCGGTCTCAAGAGCTTTTCTTTTTTCAAGATCATCATAGAAAGGATAGCTAAAATCGAAAATCTTTTTTCTTGCGATCTCTAACACTTCCATATCGCTTAATTCATATTGAGCGTCAATTAATTCTGTAAATGCTAGGTTGTGACATACACCGCATATAGTTTCGGTGTTTTCCGCAAGGACCGGACTTTGCAAAGTCAATAAATAGTTAGGTAGTTTTAATTCATTCATCATTATTATCACCTTCTTTAACATCTAAATTCTTATCAATATTAAAATCTTTAACGCTAGTGTTTGAATCTAATTCAAGTAATTTCATAATTTCTTCATAATCTTCATAAGGAGCAAATTCAACACTCGCATTTAATCCGAATTTTTTATTTAATTCTTCGATAGCTTTTTTACGCTCACTTAACCAAATGTTTCTAGACGCAATAACCTGCTGGTTGTTGGCGTTAACCTCATCAGCAACGAGTCTTTCTTTTTTGTCCATGTTGGCATTTTCAATGCCTAATAGAGTCATACATTCACGCAAAATTGCTTGTTTCATACCGTGTAACTCATCCGCAATAAAAGGTGCGTTTGTTTGTAGTACGTTAACGTCTTCCGTTCTAAATCCTTTTGAAGTAAAGATCGTTTGAACCCCTTGTAAAATCTTTTTCATAAACACTTTGAATTGCTGTAACATACGTTTATCACCTGTAATAATGTACGGTGTCCATTGCATTGTCAAATTTTGGTCCATAGTTCGACTTGTTAGGGCTAGTTTTTTAGCAAAAAAGTTTAAGTATGGAAAAATACCAACATATAAAGGACTGTTCTTCATAACTACACACTCCTCACTTGATAAATTCTTTTTAACAAGTGGGCTTGTTGATACTGTATGATATTCGGTTGGCATTTGGTAGTGGTTAAGCTTACCGCCTATTGTTATCTCACTACAAATTAAGCCTAATCTTTCATCATCATAAAAACCAATGTAACCACGTGTTTGTAAAACATATTCTAAATAGAATGTATTAATGGACTCCGGCAAACCTTTATATTTAAACATGTTTAAACTCAACATTTGTAAATACGTATAATAAATAAAATCCGCCTCTCCATTATTCATAGTAGCAACATCAACCGCGTTTCTACAATAATCTGTGTACGAGCTCGTATCATTTAATAAATCCATTTTTAATCATCTCCTTTTAATTATATGTTAAATAAAAAAGGTTGAACCGTCAACCTTTTATATTAATGTACTTTCTTTTCTTTATAGTTTCCGTATTTGTCACACTGTGTATACGAGTATCTTTCACCGTTATTTTGAGAATAATCGCCAACATTTTTAGTATGCCATAGTGTTATGCCATTATTAAATACACGTTTGATTTTTTCCAAGTCGTTCGGGTCGATGTTTGTACCTTTGATATTACATTTTACAGTTTGAATATAGTTCCATGATACTTTAGATTGTAAATTAGGATAGTCGACTGTATTTGTAGCATATCCTCGCATGTTCCATATTTTTTCTAGTTTCTTTTTGTATTCGTCTGTAGGTCGATAAACATATAATACGAATGTGTTTAAATCTAGTGCTATTTGTCGCATTAAATCATTTGAACCGGTTACAATACTGTCAGCCGTTGCCTGTGCGTCATGGATACGCGCGTTGTAGCTATCCATAGCATTCTGAATATTAGTCTGATTTTGATATTGTGTTGTTAACTGTCTCAATTGATTTCCAATTGCTGTAGATTGGCTGTTAGCACTTGCCTGTGCATTTGCATTTGCAAGTGCATTTGCGTTTTGCATGTTGGTTTGTTTAGTATTGATTTGGTTTTGCATAGCTGTTTGCCCAATACCTAAACCAGCTCCAACCAAACTACCCACAGCACCACCAATATTACCGGTTAACGCGCTGGCAATACCACCACTTAAACCGCCTATAGCACTTATGCTGGCGTTTATCATGTTCGACTTATTGTGTAAATCGTTTAAATTACTCGCTAAATTTGCGTTACGTGCGGTAACACTTAAATTTAAGTTATTTTGTAAGCTTGTTTGTGCACTTAGTGCATTACCGGTTGCGCTGGCTATAGCTGAATTTGTTTCGTTCGACCTTCTAATGTTGGATAATCCAACGTTCATAGAGTTACGTGATGATTGTAGCATTAAAGCGGTTGTATCACTGATAATAGGTAAGCTAGTCTCATATTGCGATTCAAAAGAGTTATCTAGGTTAATTAAATCTGAATAACTTTCATCTGATTTTGTTAGTTTATAATTTAATGGTACAATATTTATTTTTGAACTGTTTGGTGAACCGACATATATAAACTGTGCGTTGTTCATATCTTCCCATAACTCATTTTTAAAAGCTTTTGTTGTTCCGTTATTGTCACTAATAAGCATATAGCTGTATGGATACGTGTATAATTTTGTGAATTGAGTAAATCCAATAAACGATGGTATATTATACACACGCGTTTTTGTATATGCTTTTAAATCATTTAAAATCATGTCGTTCATCTTTTTAGCTTTATACGTTAATATCTGATAATCGCCTTGTTGTTCACCAATAAAGCAATCTCGTTTAATAACAACTTGACCATCCTCAACAACTAAACCGGGTATAGAATTCGTGACAACAATAGATACACATTTACCTACTAATTTCTCATTTTTTCTAATGGCGTCTAATACTTTTGAAAGTCCGCTGAGTGTTACATTTGGACCGCTTACACTGCCAATTTTTAAAGATGTTATATCAGTTCCCGTATATCGACTGAAAGGAAAAACATAATAGTTAATTTGAGATGGTGTCCCTAATTGTGCGTTTGTGTAGCTGTCTTTTCCGGACATATCACAAGTCATACCAATCACAGCATAACTAGTTAACCCGTTTGCGTCTATTAAATATTGTTTGTCACTCACTAAATCCGTTCCAATCTCTAAATTCTCCGGCTGTGTATTAATACAAGGTCGTTGTACACCATCACCGGTATCATAATATTGTGGTCTATGCTCATATGCGATGTATGACTCCATAAAGTTTTCTTCAATTTCAAACCGCCATGTTTGTATTACATCTGTCTCAAAACTAATACTAGTGGCGTTGTCATTTAAGTACCCTAAACTTGTGATAAAACAATAAATCCATTTTGCTTTATTACCGGTATTACCGTTTTGATAAATCAAATAATTGTATAAACGTAGATCATCATAAACACCCGGTACGACTACCGTACCATCTTTTCTTTGATATGTATAATTTTCAAAAACAATATGATCGTAGTTATTTATGAAAAAATTAAATTGTTCTTCGGGTGTATCGAATGCACCCCAAAAAGTGTTATTCATCGCGTCAATTTCTAAACCTTTCAATAAATAAATTTTACTTTGCGGTGTAAATTGACTGTTAACGACTCCTATACTCATATTAAATCATCTCCTTTTATTTTATATTAGTAAAAAATAGTTGAATGTTCAACTATTTTATTTATCTTTAATATAGTCATATATCTCACGTGCTTTAGTTCCTCTTTGAGGTTGGTTCGGGTCGGCGGGTCTTTCATAATTCGCTAAAAATTCTATAGCTAGTGTGTACGGGTCAGCAGTTGATTTTGAAAAGCTCGCAAAACTTTCGGGATAGGTTTCTGTAGCAATCCATTGTTGGTTGTTTTCCATTTCCCATTGAATTCGCTCACACTCACCAACTCCAAATTTTGAAACATCCGGGTAATATCCTTTTTCTTTTAGCCAGTCAATTATTTTCGTCCATGGCGTCCACTGAACTAATCCATATCCACGACTAGCTACCGGTTGAGCAAAGGGTATATCACCCTCCCATCGGTTAGGGTTAACTGTACTCTCAAAATAAGAGTTACCTAATATACCAGCAACCGAATTTGCGGTCCACCCTTTCGCTTTAAAAAACTGCCAAAAAGCAACCCAATTTTGTTTAGATTCATCTTCAGTAAGTGGTCTTGTATTATTAATATCACCTGGTATAATCCATTTGCCGGTTGGTGTTGGCGGTTCGGGTTTGATCTCTTGTTTTGTTTTATAAAAGCCTAAATCAATACCTAAACCATCTAACATAAAATAATGTTTAGTGTATTTGTCTGAGGGTTCTGGTGTTGGAGGTTGCCCACCTTCAAACGTTTGCCATGCTTGGCCGTATCCATTCACAATATTTGTATCATTCACATAAAATACATTATTCGGTAGTTCTGAACCACTTAACGCATAACATTGATTCCCATATATACATGTAACACCATAGTAAACAAGACCAGCGTTTTGTGTAAAAGTTTGGTCGATGTGACAGTGGTCACCGGTCGCCAATCCAGCCGTACCCGTATGATAAATTAGATCACCTTGTTTATATTGTGTTGCCGTGGGTGGGTTCGGGTCATGCGTAAAACTCACAGTTACATAGCTTAACCCGTTTGGTGTTAATACTGGATTATCTGAAGTGTAGGCACGCGTGTTACCTTGATTATCACTATAGCATAAATGACAACTAAATGGGGCATACACGGGTACACGGACCTGTCCATTAATTGCATTATCAAAAGGATGCCCACAACAGTGTGAATATGAATCTGGACTTGACCATTGAGTAATGTTCATTGTTTCCATAGGAAACAAGCAAACTTCATGACCATCATACACTAACTTTTGACCGGGTTTCATAAATTTAATTCCTCCTCTATTTCTACTAATTCTCTTAACTTATCTTTACAGATATTATATCTTTCATAGTCTACATCTTTTAGTATGTGCATTGCTTGCATATAAAACTCGATGTAAAAATAAACGCTTAAACCTTCCGGTAAGCTATAAGGAATATCTTTCGGCTTTTTCATCTTATATATACTTGATAATTCACATTCTTTTTTATCCATATTTAATACCTCCTACTATATAATAAAATAAAACTAGCTTATGAGCTAGTTTTTTCTAAAATAATGGAAATGCACGCGTCAACATAGCATTGCCCTGTAATAGGCGTATCTGTTTTAAGCTTAGCGAAATATGGTAAATATTTCATATCTAATTGAGTTATCGCGTTTTGTAATTCATCTTTTGTTGTTGTAACAGTCACAGCATCCAACATTAAATAGTTGTATTTTGTACAAGCTCAATAACTTGCGGTTTTAAAATATCCCATTACTTTTTAAATTCGGCGTCGGTTGTATCCTGTGCCAATTTAATAACTTGAGGTTTTAACTCTTCCCATGATTTGTTAAATGTTTCAATTGTTAAATTTGTTATAAGTTCATTAACCTGTGGTTTTAAAATTGACCATTTATAGTCAAACTCTTCGTCGGTCCACTCTTTTGTGGCTTGTTCTAATAGTGGCACGACTGTATTCCATGCCTCAATTGTCTCATTCATAGCCGTTACTAAGGTATAAACGTATCCTTGTAAATAGTTTAAACACTGATAAACATTCATACCCGTATTAAATGCACTCACATATTGCTGGGCTAAATTTTTACCACTTAACTTTAAAGGCTCGAACTCCGCTAAAAAGTTATTAATCTCAAATTCTTCATGTAACTCTGAGTTTGAAATACTTTCGCTTTCACTCGTAGATGTTTCACTTGAATTTAAAATATTTTGTTTTATTTTATCAAAATCCATATTATTCACCCTCTTTGTATCCGATTAGTTCTTTTAGTTTATCCGGTAAGATATCACTATTGATTTTAGAAATGTTTTCGATAATACTAACCACCTCTGTAATAATTGCATAGGTACAAATCACCGGTACTAAATCAACTCCAAACGGCAAAGTTAAATAAGTTTCCGCATAGTTAATAGCAATGCCTAAAGCATAACAAAAGATAAAACCAACCTTTTTAAAGAGTCCATCTCTTAATTTATTAGACTTGATTTGTTCACCTTCTCGTAAAGCTCCAACGATACCTGTCACTAAATCCAAACCATTGAAAACCAATGCCACTAGAATAATTTTCATTTTTAATCACCTCTTTCATTTTCTATAATATAAAAAAATAGTTGAATGTTCAACTATTTTTAATTGCCTATTTTTCCTTGTCCTAACCATTTTCCATTTTTACGAATTCGGCTCGTACCTTGATTTTCTTTTCCTACTTTATCATAACTATATTTTGCAATATCCTTCCATGAGTTTGATTTTCGTATCTTTAAAAATCCACTGTCTTTATCCAATGATTTTAATACACCACTTTTACGAATACCACACGGTCTAAAGTCGGGAATAACTTGCTGAATACTGTAAATATTCGAGTGTCGCAAAGTAGCGTTCTCACCTTGTAACTCAATTTTAACGTGCGTTGTATCATCTGATAATTGAATAAATTTACTCCATTGGCTCGCTCGTGCCATATTTTCCCAGCCTAGCCTATAGATTAATGGCACTTGACCCGTATGTGTAAATATTTGTTCTCTAAATAATTCTGTCCATGAGGCTTGATTGTCTGCTGACTTAGACACAGTAATAAAATAGTTATACAGTGTAGAAGTATCACCAGCATAATACCCATCCTCTAAAAACTGCTGATCGTCTGATATAGCATAACCTACTAAATCTAAAACAAACGTTATACCATAATTCCCATTATCTGTAAAGTTAATTCCTTTACCATATCCGGCCGCGTGCGCTCTTGCTAAGGGTGCTCCAAACGGTCCTGTATCATCCGGTGAACCACCTAAAACAACATTCGCATATGGTCCGTCGTTGCTATATGAACCATAAAAATATTGCCATGCCATTATACACCACCAGCCAAATCATTCTCAGTACTTCCGCTATTTGTACGAATGTATGATTCACCGTCAACACTTCCACCAAAGATATTAATATTACCTGTAGCAATATTTCTACCCTCTGTTAAATGACCATCGAAAATAGTTTCACCCGTTTGTGTCCAAGCTCCACTATTCTTTAAATTTGTTAACAAGATAGATAAATCATCATACATCTTACCAATTTTAGAATCTTGGTTATCAATATAATTATGGATCGTAGTATTAACATATTGTGTTAACTCCGGCTTTAATGCTTCCCAGGATTGATTAAATTGGTTAATAGTTGTCTGTTTTGTCAATTCAATAACCTGTGGTTTTAATTCATTCCATGACTCGTTGAATTGTTCAATTGTTGTATTTTTCGTTAACTCAATAACCTGTGGTTTTAGTTCGGTCCACTTTTCATTGAATTGCTCAATTGTTGTTTGTTTGGTTAACTCAATAACCTGTGGCTTTAATTCCGCCCAATGCTTATCAAATTCACTTTTATACAACTCAATACAATACTTAATCATATCTTCAACATTTTTATTCCACTTTTTAACAATATCATTTACAGCTTTTACCAGCCAACCAATATGACCTTGTAAATAATTTAAACATTGGTAAATATTCATACCCGTATTAAATTCACTCACATAGTTTTGAGCTAGATTTTTACCGCTTAACTTTACCTCGTCAAACTTAGGCAAAAAATTATCAATATCTATTTTGATCTCTTGGTTTTGCTCAAATTGTTCTTTAATTGTTTGGCTTGCTGATTGTTGCTTTTTAGTTTTTCTTAACATGATCTCACCACCTTCAAATATATACTAATACAAAATAAATAAAAATAAAAGAAAAAGAGTTAAATTAATAACTCTTTTTTTATCTTTCAATTTGCCTAAATAATAGAAAGGAGGATTGTCATGTCCTACTAATGACACTTGTATTATAACATAACTAAACGTTATATACAACCTTAATATCACATGCCACATTAGAAATTTCATCTTTGATTGTTACAGTTGCTAAACCTTCCTCGGCAATAGCGTCTAAACCTTCAATCTTAACGTGTTTCGAATCATTTTCAATTGTAGCTGTAACTTTATCATCAACATTAGATGTAGCTGTTAAATTATACTTAGCATTTAAACCTCTTTTTTGTACTGTAAATGGTACGTCGATATTCGCACCTTTGCGGACTTCAACAACTTGTGGGTTAGAATAGATCGCTGTAACTCTTTCAATAACAGCACCGGATACGAACGCAATTGCGTTTGCGAACCTAGACGTTGCGATACCTTCCCAATGGTGTAAGAAATAATTCCAATATAAGCCTTTAGCATTGTACGCAACACCTACGCTATATTTTTGGTCAAATACTCTATAAATTTCTGAATCACACACAATTGCCTCAATATCTCCTATTGCTGTACTTGGTAAAGTTGGCAATACTAATACATGTGTTTTAAATTGAGCAAACTCTAGTTGGAATGTCTGAGCTAACCAATCAATGTTTAAATAACTATTGGTTCTACCATTCAAAATGACATAGATATCATCATATTCATTTTGTTTTGTAACTGCCATAGCGTTGTATTCGTTTGTTGGTTCAGTTAAATAAGATACGTATTCTGTAATTTTACGCGCTAATTCTTTAGCTGTTTCCGTATCTGTCACAGCTTCCGTATTTACGATTTTCATAAGCCCGTTTTCGTAGTGACTAACTAAAGCGGATTTCATATAGTTATAATCGTCTTTGTTATCACCATTATACATAGAGTCAACAATTCGAGCGATCAAACTGTTTACACCATCCCAAGTAACAAAATACTTACGTAAATCATCATCGGTAATAGTAGCTGGATAATATGACTTTCTGTTTACTACGTAGAAAGCTGATTTAATATCCGGTAAACTTCTCTTAAACAAAGTGTTTTCCGCGTCCGCTTGGTTGTATTCGTGCTCCTTAGCGCACTCAACAAAGTATTCTTCCATAGTATAGCCTAAAGGCATATTCTCCATTTTAAATGGTGCAAGTTTGTTTGTTAAAATATTTTTGTGTGCAATCACTTTACCAACACGTGTTGCTAAATTCATAAACTCAACACCTAAAGTATCCGGATAGTCTAATAAACCATTCATAAACTCTAAAGAACTTATTTCGCTTGGGTCTCCAATTGTACTTCTAAAATTGCCTGAACTCATTGCATACATCGCACTTGCGACTTCTTGACCGGTAGGCTCATGGTCCATACCTAAGTCATTTTTTAACGTTCTAGATACGTCTTTTCCTGTTGTTTTTGCCATCTAAATCACCTCTTTCATTAAACACCTAATTTTCTTAAATCCATTGGCATCTCATGTTTTGGCTTTTCTCCGCCCGATTTTTCAACGCCAATTTGCATAAATAGTTTAGAGTTTGCCTCTGTTAATGAGGTATTCTTTTCAACTAATTTTGTATTTTCAGCTTTTAAATTGTCCAATTCTGTATAAGTTTTTTCAACCTCCGCTCGCATGTCATTCAACATGGTTGAGCGCTCAGCTTGGTCCTCGACTGTCAATACTTCCGTAAACTTGTTTCTAAGTTCATCACGTTCCATTTTTACACATCCCTTCTATTTATTAATATATGCTAATAATATTTTAAAGTCAACATAAAATAAAACCCTCTTTTGCGAGGGTTTAATAAATATAGGTTGTAAAGTTTAAAGTGTTACCAGCTAGATTACTATTCCTAATTATGCTATCAGCACGTTTCACCGCGAGTAATTCTGATATACATGTCTGATTTCCGTTCTTTATTCCTTACGGTCATATATTACCATGCTATTCACGTTTTGACAAATCTTCTTTAATTTTATCTTTAACATATTGACTAAATTTTTTCTTTTTCAATAAATCTTCAATATATCCAACGACTTCAACTTCATTTTTATTGACACAAACACAGTATTTATTGACATGATCTCGATACCATTTATTTCTATTTTCTTTCGACTTTTCACTCAACATTATCATCACATCCTTTTTCATCATCCTGCCATACTAACGGCATACCTAATATATACGTGTGTACAAAGTCACTCGTTTCATGATTAACAATACTCCAACCTTCTTTTAAATATTCATTCAGTGATTCAATATCTTTTCGATAGGCGCTATAATCATAATCTTTTATACTTCTTACAACCACCACTTTATTTTTGAGTGGTGGATTTCCGAACATGATCTCGTTAAATTCTTTTAGAGTTTTATCACACTTTTTAAATATTGCGTTATCATGATGATAAACTTCATAACTTAAACTATCTAGTTCTTTATTCAAATATTTATAATTATCAATCAATGTCTCATATTTACAATATATAATCAAACTAAAAACTGCTAACACAATAATACACATTAAAAACATTAAAAATATAAAATTCATTTTTCTACTCCTTTACTCCTTTATAATCCAAATAATCATTAATACCATTCCTATAATATATACAACAAATAGAAATGTTACACTTAAACAACAAAATCCCATAAATAAATAATACAATATATTCGTTAAAACACTTATCACTTTAACACCTTCCTTACCTACTCTTAATGCTGAATTGTCTATCGACTAATACAATACCACCTGGTACATGTGTTTTCTTTAAACAATCATTAATAACATTTCCAACTCTAAAATTATCATATGTTACATTCTGTTTCGCCTTTTGCGTCATGCCGGCGCATTTTACGTTTAGATAATAACAAACACCCTCACGAATATAATACAACTTATCTTTACAATCATTCTCACTAATAAATTCTTGGTGGTGCTCTACATATTCCTTATAACTGATTTCAATTTCTTCAACATATGACTTAGCACCAATAAAATAAGATCGTGTAAATACAGATTCTAAACCCCAATAACCTAATTCCTTATCGTCAATAATATCTTTAATTGCGTCCGGAACTTGTGTCCCTACTAAGTGTATTGAATCCGTATCAATATATGCTACTCTATGGATACCTACCTTTTGTGCTGTGCTTATTGTATATTTACGCGCGTATGCTGTTACAAATTCTCCGTAAGGTAAATAAATAGGATCTCTAAATTGTTCGTCAATGACCTCTTTAACTTCTCCATCTTCAAACGTTGTAAACATAGGGTCATGTAAACGTAAAACTCCATCATCTTTATCAATAAATGGGATTTTAGGAGTAACATTTGGATTCGTTGCGAATTTTCCATATACTGAATTTAATTGTCTTTTTGCAATAAATCTTTGTGCACCTTTAGAATTCTTTTTAACTTCCATTTGCTCATCAATAAACTGCCTTGCAATACCAACACAACCCCTAAATTTATATCCATTAATAAACTCAACATCATAAATATCATATTGTTCATTAAATAACTCCCAATCCACACTTGTGACAGTCATTCTCACGATATCACCGTTTGAGCTGTCCACATATTTTTTACTACCAAAAAATCGAGAAAATTTATCTAGTGATATACAAGGTATATGATCTTTTTTAATATCAAAAGCAAAACTCACAACGCCTACCCACAAAGGGTACTCATCATCCTGTTGATATTCACCTTCAAAGTATATGGGTGTATCATATGGCAAAAGCTCATAGTACATACGACTAGGGAATAACGAGTTTACGTCAAATACTATGCCTTGTCCTATCTCTTTCTCTTTTAGTTCCGGATTTGCCCAAACAAAACCGCCACTATAAGCCGGTCTTAAATCTATATCCACACTCATTTCTAAAGGTGGAAATATCTTTTCAAAACTCATAGGTAGCGTTTTCTTGAAAGCCTCAAAGCTACAGCTTGTGGCTGTCATTTTGTTAAATCCTAGTTTGAAGCATTCATTTAATGCCATACCTTCAATATCAATATCATTAAATAAATAGTCTACTTCATGTGGTGTGAGTTCGTGACCTATCTCACGTTTAGCTTTATAATCTAGTTTTAATTTTCGTATTGGTAAATTAAAATCATGTGCGATCTTCTCGATACTAAATGGAATTAATTTAAAGCTATCCCATATTGTGGTTTTTGTTGATCTGTAAATTGAATATTTCCACCATATTTCAATAGAGTACCATAAACCTGTATTCGATATAATTGTTTTAAAACATCCGGTTTTAGGTTTGTCCGAATATTCATAACCATTACTTAACAGCCAACTCACAATAAATTCACCATCAAACGCTAAATTGTGAAAATATAATTTACGTGTTTTCTGTTTACACCAATCAATAAACCCATCTATGGTATTACCATATTCTTTTATACTTGAATCTTCAACAAAACTTGCACCCCATGCCCAAACTCTACAGTCTAAAGGGTCGGTTGTAGTTTCAAAATCACAAGCCCAAATTTCTTTTGGACCTTTTTTCTTTGCCATACTACAACCCCCTTTACATTATTTATACTTAACCATACCGCCACTAACATAGGCACGCCCGGTAAATACCGCTAAACTATCTATTACATCGCTTAAATCTTCTCTTATTGCTTTACTTAATTGCTCATTCACAAATTTTTGATTTTCTGTATATTCACGGCTTAAATCCAAATATTTAAAAGTATTTACCGCTTTTCGTTCTTGATACAACCATTTCAATAATTCTTTATCTGAAAGTGATCTCATATCTTTTAAAATTTGTTGTCCTTCTTCCTCTGTTATATTGTGTCCTCGTATTTGTTTTTCTATAGCTGTTTTATAATTTTCTCTAAACATGGTAATTTTCTTATTTTTCTTTTTCGTATTCTCCTTTAGGCTTTCAATCCTATTTTTTAATTGTTTAGGGTATCTATACGATTGTATATTAACATGATGAACTGGCTCGAAAAAACCGCCTCTATCGTCTTTTAATACTGATAAAGCTTGTCGAACCGAAATATTTGTTGATACACCGCCTTTTGTTTCTTTCAATTTATTTAAACCAACACTACGAACTAACTTTTTTCTTTGCTTGTTCTGTTTATCCACTAACTTATTAGCCTGTTCGATGTCGTTACGGTTAAATACAACACCATACCTATTTTTTATATATCTATTTTCTTTATTAAATCTCTCTATTGAACGTAAATACTTATTAAACTCTTTACGATCATTAAAATCTTTTATAGTACGAATATCATTAAAAACAACATCCTGCCCCATGTTTTGCGCTTTTGTAGCAGTTCGTTTAGCACTTGCTATAGCATTTCTTAGACGTTTAACATCTTTCGTACTTTTTCGCATTTTAGCCATTTTAAACACCCCCCTTTTAAGCCAAAATAAAAGGGTGTTTGGCTAACACCCTTATTTTATTAGGCTATTTTACAGCCATACTTAAATATTTATTCGAGCTTGAGTTTGATTTCTTCTGAATGATTGTCACACATACCGGTTCTTTTGTCCAATCATAGTTAAATACTTGTTTAAGTTGCTTTAATGATTGTAAGAAAGGTTTACTGTTTGTAGCATATGCTTTACCTTCTTTATCAATTACAGTGATTAGTTTACTACAAATAATCTCACCTGTTCTTTCGTTTTCCTTTTCAACATCTTGTACAATATAACCTGTCAAATACAAGTCCTTACCTACTTGATCGCTTAAACCTTCCGCATTATTTACCGCGTTGAATAAGTTAACACGCTGTTCATGTGTCATATCCTCAGTCACTACTAAACCTGTATTTTCCATTGCCATTAATTCATTACCTAAATTTTCCATATTAATTTTTCTCCTTTTAATTTTAACTATTGCTTTTCAATTAATTTATTTCAAGTTGCTTAATATTGTGGTAGAATAACAATTTACAACCTATACGCTTTTTAGTGAAGTCATAACACTTTAATATTTTACATGACACACCTCCATTAATTCATCATATTTCATATTTATTAGAACAAACCACATAACTAACATTACAATTGATATTATAATGAAATTTATGTATCTGTTTGAAACTTTGTAATATTTAAAATTACCTTTACACTGTTGGTATATTTGGTAAACAGATAATACAACACATAATAACCAACTTGCAAGCATTAAATTATTATAAATACTCATAACCGCGTCTCTCGTTCTCTTTAATCATATCCTCAAGTGATATAGCGCCCTGTAAAACCTTACGTTTAAATAACGTCATAGTGCTGTAGCGAAAAGAATAACTAGCTATTACGCTCTTTGAATTTAATTTACAAATATCCATTCTAATTAAATGCCTACGCTGATATACTAGATGAAAGCCAAGTTTATAATCACATAAATACGTCTCTATAATATCAACGATTTTGTTGATATTATCCATTGTCATATCGCTTGGATTATGCGAATGTTTGTAAATTCTACTCATAACGACCCCAATCTAAAATTACACTATTATATACTTCTTTTAATGTCATTTCGCATTTTAACATTTTCTTAAGCCCTCCTTCTTTGTACCCTAATTATAACACACCTATTCTAGAATACAAGTGTTTTTGTGATTTCACATAATTCACAACCGAGCCGTGTGGGTCAATGTT